CCACCATCTCCGCCGCCAGAAGCTCCAAGCTGAACGCTTTGTCCAGTGTTTAAGACTTGTTTGTGAAGAGGTAGGTGTAAGTATGCAACAGCTCCAGCCGTATCTTTTCGACGACCAAAGACAAAGACATCCTTGTCTGACTCTGTTTGAGCAGGTATTGCTACCGTACCACTTTTTACTATTGATACGTTTGCGGAAGTTGTTCTGTCAATTTCAATGTAAGCACTTTCATTGTTAGCTAAAGCCACTGGAGAACCGGCCGCTAAGATTGTGTGAGCTGTTAAAGTACCTGTTTTAGTATTTATAATTTCTAGGACAATATCATCTGTAAACTCTATCTGAGTTCCAGTCCATGTCACGGGTGCATCTGATCTAAAGTATGCTGAACGATCTTCTTGAGAGTCTCCCATAGCACCTGTCAAGGCGCCTAGGCGTGCAGTAAGGCTTTCAGCAGCTACACCACGAATATCGGATGCATAAGAAGGTGTGCTGTCGGCTTCATCAGTGGCTCCAATATATGTTCTTGTCTCTATAGAGGAACCAGCATCTAAGGCTTTACTTTGACCGTTGATTAGCTTATCGCTTCCAGTACCAACTATAACTTCTGCGCCTACTCGGCGAGCAATGACGATTCTGTCGTTACCCTCTACAAAGGAAGCAACGGCCACTGTGGTAACAGTTAAGTTAGTTGCACCACCGTCTGCACGGTTAACGTCTACATAAGCAACTTCTCCAGCTGCTATATTAATTGGACTTTGAACTGATTGTTGAATTGTGTTTCTAGCATCTGATATGTCAGGAATCTGTAGGTAGGCATCAGCGGTAAACGCTAGATTGCTAGTACCAGAGTTCCAACTCCAAGTACCGCCAGATACCATCTTAGCATTTCTATCCTGATTTGACCTAGAGGTTGAAGAAGCGACGCCTGCGTCTAGGTTGCTAATGGCAGTTGTTAAACTTTCACCATCTGTAACTATAGTTTCACTAGCATAAGCTGGAGCACTGTCGGCTTCGTCTGTTGCACCAATAAAGGTACGAGTCTCTATAGATGAGCCAGCGTCTAAGGCTTTACTTTGACCATTGATTAGTTTGTCTGTTCCAGTTCCAAGGATAAGCTCTGTGCCTACACGTCTAGCAATAACTAGTCGTTCATCAGTTGGTACAAAGGAAGCAACTGCCACTGTGGTAACAGTTAGGTTGTTAGCTGCCCCAGTTTCTCTGTTAACGTCTACATAAGCAACTTCTCCAGCTGCTATATTAATTGGACTTTGAACTGATTGTTGAATTGTATTTCTAACATTGGCTAGTTCAGGGATTTGGATATAGGCATCGGCAGTAAAAGCTAGATTGCTAGTGCCAGAGTTCCAACTCCAAGTTCCACCCGAGATCATTTTTGAGTTTCTGTCTTGGCGCTCTATCAAAGCACCGTATCTAGGGCTAGGTAGCATTCCGACATCAACATGACGACCATCCCATAGGTAAACATCAGTTGTGCCTAATCTATAGGCAAACATTCTGATGTTCTCAGAAACAGGGACATCGATTATATTAGCTACGGTCAGTGCACCTAAGTTGGCTACTGAAAAAGTAGCATTTCTGTCTATAGTGTAATAAGCACATTGGTTTGCTGTTAGTGATAACGTTCCACTCATCGTCACTGTACCATTAGCACCAGAACTTGGCAAGGTAACAGTCATCGTACCCGTACCTGTAAACGTGATGTCCTGTGCTGCACCATTAGTTGTATTAATAGCTTGGTCGTACAAAACATTCTCTGAAATAGTAGTGTCTTGTGCTTTGTCAGCCATCATAGATGTAAGCTTGCTTAATCTATCGGTGACATTATCAGAAGCGTCAGTGTTGAAGTTCTGTTGACCATAGAGAGCATTGTATGATGGTGATATACTGTATATAGGGAACGTTTGAGACTGATTGTCCATGCCTATGAAAGACATAATATTTGCAGACTCTACCTCTCCGATTGGTTTGTTCTCGCCTTGGCTTACCTTAGTAGGACCAAGATCGGTTCGTACATATACATTAACAGAGGTTGCTGTACCAGCACTTTCATTTGCAATGCCACTACCTACTGGGATAGTAAAGGTAGATACGCCACTTGAGAACAGGTTGAATGAGCCGTTGTAGTTAGTAGTGCCGGCTATAACAACCTTTTGGTCTGTGTCAAAGCCGTGGACCGCAGATTCTAGTTGTAAGCCATCTGCTGTATTTGTTACTGCAGTGGTTACTGTTGCATAGAAGGCGGACTGAGCAGCCTCATCAGCGTGTGGACCACCAGAGATTTGAATAAAGAAGTTATCAGCATCTACAACTTCAACAGAGTAAGTTCCATCAAAGTTAGTTGAGCCAGCTATAGTAATTTGTTGCTTATCTACTAGGCCGTGAGTAACCATTGTACACTTAGCCTGTGTACCATCATGGTCGGCAATACCGATAGTTAAAGTTGTGGTAGTGATATCAGATACCGTCATAGCAGTGTCTGATCTCATAGCCAGCCAATATAAATCGCCGCCAGCAGTAGTTAGGGCAGCATCTTCTCTAGCTCCAACTTGTACATCCCCAGTGAGGTATACACCTTTTGTATAAACACCTTGTTCAGTTTCAGTTGCCCCACCATAAGTTTCACTTAACTTGATAGACAAGGCATTTGCGGCAGAAGACACACCACCGCCTAAGGCAGCAGCTGCATAAAACTCTTCAACTCTAAGGTATCTGTAGTCATCGTCATCAGCTTTCTTAACCCAGTCACCCTTAGTAAGACTCTCAAATGATCCTAAAGTACCATTGACATAATTAATGGCATTGATCCAATCAACAGATACACTACCAGTATTAATGGCCGTATCTCTAGTCTGATCAATATACATGACCTGACCATCAGTGAGGGTCTTATTGCCAGCCCTAACCATAACATTTCTCTTGTCTGTTACGGATTGAAGGACTATATCTTCGGTCCATGTCATCAATCCAGCTGTTGCGCTAGAACTCTGCCATTCACCCTTAGACTTAATAGATGAGGCCAAGGCGTCTTTAAAGATATTGACTAAGTTAAAAGTTGAGGTATCTTCATACCAATATGTAGTTCCACTTAGCTCTAAGAGCTTAGTCATAACCACATCCATCCACTCTTTTAGTGATTGGATATTTTTGTCACCACCCTGAAATGAATTCGGGTCTAGTGCATTTGTCATTGAGACATTAGGCTCTGATCTTTGAAATGAAGCCGTAGGTAGGCTTCTAAATTGATAAGTAGATAGAGGATTAGGGCTTAATCCGCCCGAACCTAGTCTAAACATCATATCTCTAGCATCGGTAACGTCAGTTACAAAGTTGGCTCCAACAGTTACAATCGCAACAGGGACAGTATCTTCTGGGAAGGCTGAGACTGATACATTGGCTGTTATAGATAAGACAGTCTGGGTATTTACATCTTGAGTAAACTCACCACCAACTCCAGCTTCTTTATCTGGGTCCCAAAAGCCCCTAGTATCTTTAGCTGCGTCTGTAGTTGTGAAGGTAAGGTATACATAGTTAGTGGCGTTCTTGCGTAGTTCTGGAACTAGGGGCGCGGCTTGTGCGTTCCCTTCTTCTAGGCCATGAAAGAATGGTCCAGCGGCTGATTCAGGGTAGTAAACTACCGAATCGGCTACTCTAATTGATATGTTCTGGGTTCCGATGGTGGAACCGGGGTTGATTACATCAAAACCCCTTAGTATGTATGGTTTTTCATCGCCCACAAAAGAGCGCATTAAATACTTAAAATCGCCTTGGGTGTAACTATCTATTGACAAAAAGTCGGGGAGGTCTAAACGTTCAGCTGAACTTATCAACACTCTACCTAGTACGGCCATATATTATCCTTTAAACTGCTTATAATTATTACTTAAATTATACCACAATAACTTTTAGCCCGGATCAACACCAGATCGATATACATCGATCGTAGCATAAAATTGCTCGGGGTATCTTATTAAGAAGTTGATAAAAATACCAACTGATTTCAATTCTTGCATTAGCTCCTGTAGAACCTCTCTAGCCGCAGCAGGATCAGTTATATAAGGTGCCCTTTCTGATCCTAAGCTATCAAATTGTATTCCACCACGTCTACGTATCATTGCCACACTAGACGCCACATCGTGTGTAAAACTAAACACATAGGACGGGTCTAGGGCCAAAGTTGTAGCATTGGGCTTAAAGAAATACCTTACGGGGCCTTCTTGTTTCTCTGTACCAAAGTCAAATATTAGTTGTCCCTCTTCATCGGGGATATCACTCGCAGCTACTAGTATGTTTCGCTGAATAGAGCCTGCTTCTATTTGAGTGGTTAGAGTGGTTGTGAGTGAGGATAGAGTGAAGTCAGAATTTTCATCCCACAAGAAGGGCCCTTCTAAATCAGGATCTAATTGAGCTGAGGTCAATATTACTCGACCACCGTCTCCGATATTAGCTCTTTCTACTCGGACAGTACCAGTAGTAGAGGCTTTAGTGCCAGAAGGTCCACTAAATGAGTAAGCTTCAAATACTGTATCGCTTATGACATTAGTAATCTTCCAAGTTCCATTAGTTGTTAAGCCAGTACCAGCACCCTGAGTAGCACTATCAATAATAGCATATTCACCCACTACATAATCATGCACTGCAGCTGTAGTAACAGTCAAGACGTTGCTAGCATCTCTATTTGCAGAGGTTAGATTAATTTGGTTTGTTGATGCCTTTGTGGGTAGATCAGGGGATACGCCACTGAGCACACTACCCGCTCTAGAGGTATATGTATATACTGGTAGATCACTGCTTAATCTGCTTTCATATTGAAAAGAAGTAGTGACAGCATCTCCAGGATAGTATGTCTGTATTTCGTTAAGTGGTATAAAGAAGAATCTGCCACCATCAGTAGGGAAGTCAGCTGGAGTTGGAGTAGCTATTGTCATAGTGGTAGTAGTTAAACTAGTAACTAATGAGTCAATACCATTTATGTGAGCGGCTCCTTTTCTGTTTCTTTTAACAACTGGTGGACTAGGTGGCATTTCAACAACCACTTCACCAGGTTGTACTTCCCAAATAACAGCACGTCTATCTTTTAAATACACGTTAGATTTAAAGGGAGTCATAAATTTGACGTCATCTGTAGTTGTCTGAGTAAAGGTCTCTGCTGTAGCAAATAGATTCTTGTACTTAACCAGGTCATTAGAAGGGTCTACTTCTGTCAGCACAAAAGATCCAACGTTGCCTGTTCTATTTATCATGACAATATCACCAACCTGTAACTGCTCTATGTTAGGAGAGTTTCCGGTTCCGGTATATGTTAGGGTGACAGTGTCGCCTGTTTTAGTAACTTGCCACTGTGAATTACCACCATGACCTGCACCAGTATTGTAACCTTCAAATTCAAGGCTAATATTAGCTCGACCGCCAGTCATTTCAACTGAACCTTTAGAGCCTATAGTATTCGTAAATATTCTTATGTTAGTTTCTTTAGTAATGCTATCTTCAAAGGCTATAGCGTAGCTGCTAGTTGCTTGCCTGTTAATGGCAGCCACTACTTCATTTGCAGTTGCTGCGGCAATATTAGTAAATTCAGCTGTTTTGAATTCAATTAACTCATCAGAAAAGGAGTCAACTTGATACTCTAGCTCCCAACCGTCTTTTATGTTAAAGGGTTGAGCTAAATCACTTTCAATAAAAGAAGTGGTTGACTCTTTAAAGAAGAACAGGTCTAGTAGCTTATCTAACACTAGCTTTACTTGTTTAGGTTGATAACTCATTACAGGGATAAATTCTCTGAAGATGGTGTCATCCATACCTACAAATCTAGGTCTCTGAACTAAGTTAGCAGAACCAAGTCTATCAATATAGGGTCTAGTTGCAGTCTTAACAAAGAATTGTTGTCTAACACTCTCGATAAGGTCGATAGTCTCTTGATCTCTTTCACCAACAGCCTCTAACAGTGCCTTCCAATTTGGATTAACACGTGTATCTAAGCCAGCTGGCATCTGATCATGTAAGCTATCTGTTTTATCTTTTTGATTTGCCATACATATCCTTATGCGATACTGATATCTGTAGATTCAATGAATGCTTTCTCATCACTGGAGATAGCTATTCGCTCTTCTGTCGGTTCAGGGGTTATAAAGGTAACTGCGGTTACTCCGTCAATGTTCTTAGCCCTTACAATTATATCCGACAGGATTACATCTTCTCCAACCCCTAGGTCAGACACATAACTTATGATAACAGAAGTGATTTCATCACTAATTTCACTTAAGTTAACACCGTCTTGAGTTGTAACATCTATAGCTACAGTTACTCGTCTAGGTAAAGGTGGTAAAACTTCAATTAAACTACCCACACCCTTTATACCTGGGAAACTTACTGGGTCTGGCTCAAAGCCGTCAATAATACGTTGTACTTTTCTCAATAGTCCAGTATAGTACAAGTAGCCATCGATACCAGTAGTAATGCTTTCACTATAGCTCATTTTACCTAAAGCGGTAATGCAAGATACATTACTTTGACTCCATTTTGCTGCTCTGTTACCTGGAGTTAAATATACTATTCTCTTTTCAGAGTCAAACTCGTCAATTGCAATATGGTCTATCTTCTTTATTGTTCTAAACTTATTATCAGCAGCTTCGGTTATAGACAGCTTAGTATTAGCAACGCCCATACTTATCGCTGTTTCCGCTATTCCAGCAGTGTTAGTGACTCTAAGAAACACTCTACCATCAGCCGCATTAGTACCTAAGGCACTAATGGCGAAAGTGCCAGAATTTACTGTATCAAACCAGCTAGATGAAATATTCTCTGTAATGAACAAGCTATCACTTACTCTAACTGCATCGCCTTCCAGTATTCTAATATCGCGAGAGTCTTCTAAGAAGACACCAGCACCAATATCAGAGTTCTGATCTAAAGAGTGACCAGTAGTTGTTGATGTAATGCCCGGATAGTTGCTGGCTAAAGTGATACTGATGGCCGTCGATGCCACACCAGTACTAAATGCCGACACTTGAACATAAAACGTATCTGAATCAGTGGTTTTCTTAACCCAATCACCAACAGCTAAGTTAGTGAAGTTACCAGCTACGCCCGTTACTGTGCTGCTGTTAGCCACCCAGTTAACGGCAGTATCAAAGTTGTTAAAGGCTACAAGAGTGTCTAGCTCTTCTACTGCATCTGCGTTCTCATAGATGATAGCATCTGCATCAACAGCTAGAACTCTAAACTCCCCACTATTAATGGTTTGAAAAGTTGTTCCGCTTAATATGAGAACGTCATCTACTGCAACACCCAGACTTGTAAAGCTAGGAGAGTCTCCGCTTGCCTTAGAAAGTCTAAATAGGTTATTGTAGTTTAAAGACTCGATCTTATACTTAGTTCGAGTTTCACCTGTTTTTAAAAGTAAGCCCGCTGGAGCCGCTGTGGTATCTGCATTGGTGGATGCGTATGTGAATTGATTTTCGCCTAGAACAGTAGCAACAGTGCTTGTATCCGGAGATACTGCAGTAGGAATGTCAACTCCTGCAAAAGTATCACCAACATTAAGTCCGTGTGGGCCGGTAGTGGTTGCTGTAGCTACGTTAGACACTATAGTCACAGTATTTATTGCTATCCTAGAAGAGTGACCTAATCTCCACTCTATAATAGGAGTTGAGTTGATCATGACAGTGCTGGTAGCTCCAATTGATGTAGAAGACATGGCTTTACCACGCGGATTAACTACATCTATATACTTGCTAGCAGCGTCAACTTTAACAATGGGGTAACCTGAGACTTTGTTGTCTCCAGTTTCAAAAGATTTGTTAGTACTGTCCCAACCAGTCAAAGTACCAAAGGCATTAACTAGATCGCCTGCACTAACTGCACTTAAAGAAGCACTAGCAGATTGTGAAACAGTAAAGTCTGTAGCTATGCCAGCTGTTAGTAGCTGAGAAAGTAACTTAGCTAAAATTTGATTAGGTGTATCTGTGCTTAGTATGTCAATCTCTACTTTGTTAGTGGCACTAACATATGTTCCACCAGTAGGCACAGTTCCAGCAGCGTCGATATCAAACCATACAGCGTAATCATCACCACCAGTATCTTCAAAGGTAATATAGTCAGCTTGAGCAGGTTGCCCGCTAGACGTTATGTCAAAGTCTAAAGCAGTTGAGCCAGAGCCAGCATCGTTTACAGTTAAGAATAAGTTAGTCTCAGAGCCAATACTACCAGCGGCATCTTGTAGAGCTGGACCAGTTCCAATGGCTCCAATAGAAACGTCTAAAAAATTAACAGAACTACCAGCGTCGTTGTGAGTCCATCGCCACACTAAACCAGCAGTTGGATAACTACCAGCATCAACACTGTTGGCATCAACGATGGTAAACTTTACATGCTGGCTAAGGCTAATAGCCTTGTCATTATATCTATATTCGTAGATAGTGTCTGAAATCTTAGCAACATCCATTGTGTCTGTAGTTGCTTGCCTATTTAGTCTTTCTACACCAGAGGTGTTTTCTAACACGACGTGCTGTCCAGGACTAAAAGTATTAGGTGCAGATGGTATCTTTAATTCAAGGTAGTTTGTGCCACCAGACGTTGTAATTTGAGAGTCGCCTATAATTTTAAAAGCTGCTTCGTTAGCTCGACCACCAACAACTTCAATAGCTCCGCTAGAACCTAGCTGTTCAGACTTAATCTGAACGCTCTTGTTAGCATTAGCAACAGATACATCTGAAACGATCTCCATCTGAGAGAGTGCTCTGTGTGTTAGTTGATGCTTAGTGTTGGTCAGTGTGACTGGTACTAGCTTAAAATACTCACCAGTTGTAGCATCATCGTTGGGTGTAGTGTCCATCACATATGAGGCAGATACACCTACTAAATTTAAGGCTGATTTCAGTTGAAAGTTAGGGTTAGCGTTTTGGAACGTAATAACCCAACTTCTAGAGTCCCATAAGGATACAAAGTCATTCTTGTTATTGGCCGGGATGATATCGTGATCATAAGCCAATACATTAACCGCTAAAGAATCAACTTCTCTAGTCGCCTTGATAAAGGTTCCTGCGGTATGTTCAGTTGCAACCATAATTTCACTAGCGTTTATAGCTGTAACTAAGTCACTAGTTAAATTGCTTGCAATTGGATATACTTGAAAAGATGCTGGAATAGCTAGCGTTTCGAATGTGTCTGCTATACCAGGGGTAGGTAGTGCGTAACTGAAACCTGGAGACGAGGCTCCGTTTGCACCAGCAGCGGAAGGACCATTGCTTGCGTTAGTAACAGTAATAACGTCAAGTGTACCACCGCCGTTTGTGGCGGTAGTAAAGGCTGCGTCACCAACAATGGCTGCAGCAGTAAGTGTAGCAACGTCAATTGCTGTATCGTTGGTTACAACGTTAATTTCATGTGATCTAGTAGTTGAGCCTATAGCTGGTTCAACAGTACCAGAGTTATCATTGTCATACCAGAACTTTACTGTATCACCATTAGGTGCATTTAGAGTAAAGTGAGTACCATCAAGTGAATCACCGCTGTCTGCCACAGTAGTAACAGTGTGGATAGCAGCGTTGCCTACGACAGTAGCTGCTCCATCTGGATTGTATACGTCTATAGTTCTAGCTACGTCGTTCTTAGCACTAATTCTATATACGCCTTGGTTAGCAACACTAAAACCAGAGTCAGCACCAATATTTACTATATCTCCAACTGTAATATTGGCAGTGGTTGCCGTAGCAGCTAAAGTATATCTAAATACAAAACTACCCAAGCTAGTTACCGTAAACTCATCAGCGGCTGCAACATTGGTTGTCACCGCAGCTCCAGAGCCGTATGTATAAGTTGCTAGAGTAATGTCTGGGGTATTTGTATGGCTAAACGAGTTAGTTGCATTTGGAATAGTAGGATGTTCTATGGTAAATCGTATCTTATCACCGATAGGTCCATACTCTTTAGCTCTAAGGATTAGAACGGCTCCGTTGGAATCGTACCAGTTTCTAGCTCTAAACCACATGGCATAGTCATTAAAGTCTGTGCTGCTCTGAGATGCTAGTGTACCCCAAACGCTCAAGGTACCAAAGTCAACACCAGCTTCATTATCTGTATCATCTGCTGAAAGAGCAACGTTAGTAGGGGCAAATGAACCACCTTGTGAACCAGCATTTATCTGACCAGTTCTAGAGAAAGCAATATCTACTGTCTTAGCAACTGCATCACCATCTAAGATAGACACAATACTATCTTCAGAAGAGAACTCAAAGTTTTTAACAACTTGAAACTCATCTCCCACGTTGTAATCTAATAGACTACGAGGAGTGTTGTGTCGTGTGCCTAGGTTGTCAGCATCTATAATGGTTCTAATATCTCTA